CGTCCTTGGCTTGGATCGTAAGCGTGATCGAACCCGTGCCGGCACTGGTCACGTCAAGAACGACGTGCAGCCCTGTCCCGTTGTAGTTCGTCTGATCGGATGATTGCAAAGTCGTCGTGCGGGCGGCAGAGGCGAGGAGCGTGATATCTGTATTGCCGCGCTGACGATCAAATGTCGTGCCGTTGAATAGGTATGCTCTCGATGCTGTCGTCAACACCGTCGCGATAGCGTTTTGTCCGTCAGTCGTGGTCGATTGCGCATCAATACCGCTGGCGCTTCCTGCGCCATAAACCGTCACTTTCTGATTGCCGCGACTGTCGCACTGCGGCTCGATCGACGTTCCGTCAACCGGCGCCGGATTGGTCGAGTTATATTGCAGCTTGGTCATTTCAATCCCTCAGAAATAGTCCGAGCACACAGGTTCGCGCGCGGAACGTTTCGAAACGTGTTCACACAACAGCCGATAGCCCGCCGGGCCACCGGCATAGGGAAACGGACTGGCCGCCCCGCGCCCGTATTGGTCCGCCACGCGCTCGGCGATAATCATCGCCAGCGGCATTGCAGCGGCTTCAGGGATAGCATTGTCCGCCCAATAACATTTCCCATCTTCGATCAGCCAGGCACGGGTCAAAGCGGCTATTTCAGAAATGTCGGCCGCTACATCAGCAGACAGCGCCTCATTGCCGTCAACAATGCCAAGCTGTTTTGCAACGAGCGTGTACAACTGCGTGTTTGTTTGCGTCATTGCTTACCCGTCCTCATGTTGAGGCACTGACAGACTTCAGCCCGAAATTTTTCAACCTCTTGCTCCAGTTTCCATTGCCTCAATGCCGCCATTGCATCATCAAACAGATCAATTACCCGCTCAACTTTCCGCAATCTGAAGTCCGGCGGCATTTCAAAGGGAAATTCTTTTTCGGCACTCATTCGGCGGGCTCATCGGTCTTTGGCGGGCGGCCCCGGCGCGGCTTGTCCGCCGGAACGTCCTCGAATTTCGCGTCTTCGATCTCCGCAACCGTCACTTCCTCGAAATGCGGATGCGTCCGCAGCTTCATCACCGCGTGTGCGTACTTCTTCGGCTCATCGAACATGTCAGGCTCGACGGCGACCGCTTGGCCCTTCAGGAAATCGACCCCGAACAACGTCACTTCCGCCGGCCGCTTGGCCGTCGTTTCCGTGTCGTCGCCCTTGTTGAATTCCATTCCGGCCTTGTAGACGAATTTCGGCATTGATCCTCCCGGGGGTGAAAAGAAGGCGGGGCAGCGAACCGCCCCGCCCATTGCTTACGTGGTCGAGCCTTCGAACCGGCCATGAAGCCAAAGCTTCAAAGTGCCGGTTGTGCCGGTCGCCGGGCCGGTCGGGATTGTACCCGTAATCACGGTGTCCGCCGTGTACAGGAACCCGAAGCCCGTCGTGGCGATGAAGTTCGCCGCCGAGTCGCCGCGCGTCGTGCCGCCGGCCTGGCCAACAGTGGCCGCAGAAAAGATGCGGTCATTGTCGCCAGAATCGCCAACATGAAGCGTAACAGTCGGCGAACCGTTGGTGTCGATGTCCGACGAGTTGAGGGATGCCGCCAACAGGCGAAAGCCCTTCGGAACGTTGCCGAAATCGAACGTGTCACCGTTCGCCGCGTTCGCCGTGATGCTGACTTCCCAGTAGAACGCCATCGCGTTCGCCGGAAAGGCGCCCGGGAACGTGTTCGGAGAGTTTGCGTACTGCTTGGATTGGTAGTTAGCCATGTGTGTCGTCTCCTATCCGTTAGTCGCCGGTCCCGGAGACGTACAACGTCACCATCCCGTGCTGTTTCGCAGCACCCGACGAGCCCGTGAGGAAGGCGGTCTTTGCCATCCCACGCAGTTCTTCCATCGCCATGCCGGGGCGGAACATGTAGTCGTCCAGCTTGTCCGTACGCGGCGTCGGAGCCTGCCCCCAGGCGACAGCAAACGCTTGCTGACCGCACAGGAAGCACGGCTCGACAGGAATGCCGGCTGCACCCGCGCCCGAGAAGATCGAAGACCCCGCCGTCAACAACGTCGAGATTTCCGGGATTTCGCGGAACAGGATGCCGTCGTAGATCAAGTCCCCGTCCTGGAAGAGCGGGTTGTCATCCATGCCGTTCTGCTCGCGTGCGCGGGCGTCACGGTTGGCGTTGATCATCGACGAGTCGGCCTTCAGATCGCGGAAGGACCGCGAGCCGCAGAACATTACGTAGAACTCACGACCCGTCTCCGTCCGGTACGGACGAATAGCGGGCGAGGCGTTCTTCGCCATGCGCTTGGCCAACGACGCCGTAGCGACCGTGAGCTTGTCGTTTGTGCTGTCGACGTTGCCCAGGCCGGTGGCGTGCGTGGCGCTGTAGTTCGACGTGGCGTTGCCGTAGAGGATGCGGTCGGAATTGGCCGCGCTCCACGTGTTGTAGTTCGCCGCCGTCGCGCCGGTCACGATCACGTTGCCGTCAACGTCCAGAATGTCACGGCCGGGGATGGACGTTGCCGTCCCGGTGCCCGCCGTAACCGGACCGCCCATGTAGAGGATGACCTCTTCGCGGAACATGTCCGTAGACCAGAGCTTGAGCATGGATTTGCCCGCGCCCCAAAGGTCGATTTCCGTCTTGTAGGATTCCGACTTCGGAATCTTGACGCCGTTGCGCAACCATTCGACCGAGACCGATTGGTTGTAATTGCCGAGCTGCTCTTCCTTGCCCGTCAAGACGCCCGAGCCACGAACGCCCTTTGAACGGAGCTTCGTGACCAACGGGAAGTTGATCGTCTTGCCGGCCTCGTTCTGCAACTCGTATTTGGTCAGAATGACGCTCGTGTCGCTCTGGCCCATGAACTCTTCAAATCGGGATTCGCGGACGTACTCTTTCAGGTAGTCGGCGATCCAACGCTGCCGGACTGAGCCGGAAGCAAGTGCTAGTTCAGCCATTGGGTTGGGACCTTACTTTTTCCCAAATATCCCCTTGAACACCTCGGCCTCGTTGTAGGCGTGATCCTGGGCTGCAACAGGTGCAGCGGCAGGAGCGCTTGCAATCGACGGACGCGGTGGCGGAGGTTTGGGAGGTTGCGGGGACGGTGCCGCCGCCGCAGGCGCTCCCTGTTGGTTCAAAAGCTGTAGGAACTCATCCCGGCGAGCCAATGCCAGTTCCCTGGCGTACTCGTCCGGGTCTTTGTCTCCGAGCTTTGAGACCCGCAGGTGACGCTTGTGCAACTGCACCACGTGTTCTGCTGGGTCCGGGTGGCTTTCGATGGTAGACCATAGCGCCGGATTTGACCGCAGCTCTTCGCCCAGCCATTCCATTGCCGTCTTGACGACTTCCGGCCCGTGTTGGCGGGCCGCGAATTGCTCTGAGAAGCGAAATACCAAGTCCTGTTTATCCCGCTGCCGCTGAGCATCGAGAGCCTGTTGATAGCCCTCGGGGTCGGCGATCGGATCGGGAATAGGCGCCTTGGTTTGCTGTTGCTGCTTCTCTTCAATCTCGCGTAGGCGACGCTCAAGCTCTTTACGCTTTTCGCGTTCATCCAACAGCGCTGCAATCGGGATATGCCCGTTTGCTTGCTGTTGCGTGGCGGCCGTTGGGTCCGGAGCTGCCGGTGCCGGGGCTGCCGTCTGAGGCGGTGCGGGCGGCTCGCTTGCCTGCGGTGTTGCAGGTTCGGCCGGCGGCGCGGGCTCAGATTGTTCGTCTGCCTTCGCGAATCGTCCCTGTTCGTCTCGAATGAACTTGTCAAACGAGCTTTCGGCAGGGGCGACCTGTTGGTCGTCCTTTTCGTCAATCATCGTGTTCCCGGTAAGCGCCCGATCAAATCCCGGCGGCGGATATGCGCCCGTGTGCGGCGGCGGCCCGTTTGGTAGGCACTGTGACGCCCTTAACGCCGGCGGCGCGACCCTATTCAGGGCAATTCGCGTGTGACGTGCCGTTGGGTACCTTCGACGGCATCGACTTTGACCCGACCGAGGCCGCTACGACGGAAGATCGGTCGCCACAACTCGTTAATTCAACAATAGGAAGTCGTCGTCGTCTTCCTCGTCCTCGATGCGGCGCCGTTCGGCTTCCATGCGCACGGCCTCGTAAAAGGCGTCTATCCGGTCCAGCGCTTCGGACAACAGCCGTTGCGCTTCTCTCTGTAGCGCCTTATCCGCGAGGGCCAGGTATTCCTTGGCCGCCTCACGGGCGACTTCAGCCGCATCTTCGATCGCTTCGGGCGCATCAAGTTGCGCCGTTTCGGCTAGGAATCGTTCAACCTCTTCCCGCTTCGGCCGGCTCTTGACCCGCCGCTTGTAATAGTACGGGTCCCAGCCACCCTTGCTGCGCGCTTCGTCGACAACAACCGGCGTGATAGAGCCGGGGACGTTACCGATCTGGAACGCATTAACTTGGAACGCGTTCGCTTGAAACATGGGCTAGATTACTTCTTGGCAACCAACGTCGCGTAAGCGTCCACGTTCACGTTGATGAAATTGCGTGTCGCGTAGTTCTGGGCCTCGACGTTCTTACCCATCAATTCCGGGTGCTGCGTGTTGACCGTCGTCACGCACCCGCCCTCGAAGTTGCAGGAATAGGCCGCCTGCGTCAGATGCAAATTGCCGATCGAAACCATGTCGACATGCGGCGCGTTCACCTCACGCCAAGCCTTGTTCAGGTACAGGTAGAACCACTCCGAAATCGGCGGCCATACGTGCGTCGGATCGCCATAAGCCCGCGCATTCGACCAGTGCGGCGTAATGATGGTCGCCTTGGCGTCCGGCTTCAGCACGCGCCACAATTCGTTGAAGAAGTGACAGCGCTCGGCCGATGTCAGGTGCTCGACGAAATGGGACGAATAGGCCTCGTCGACGGAACTGTCCGCCCATGGCCACGGGCAGAACCCAGATGCGGTATGCGGAAATCTCGGCTCCACCACATTTAGCACCGTATCCACGCCATCGAACGCGATGCGGTCGACCCCGTGAAAGCCGGGCTGCTTGTTCTTGCCGCAACCAAAATCAAGCTTGAACAGTTGCGCAATCGCTGGGGCCGCCGCTGCCGTCATGTGCGCACAATCTCCAATTCCGCCGCAGAAAATGAATCGTGTAGCACCTCGCCCCCGGTTGCCCAGCGCACGAAGATGCGATCACGTCCTGTCGTCGCCTCGTGAGCGCCCAGATACAACGTACCAAAATCGTCAAACTCGACGGTCATCAATGGGCCACCGCTTTTCAGACGCACCACGTCGCCGACCTTCGGACGGTCGGTCATGTCCGTTTCGCGTCCTTCCATTCGGTCCAAGACCCTTCGAGGAATTGCCGGTACTGCGTGACATTGACTTTCGGATAGCTGTAATTCGCAACAAGCATATGGTGGGGAATGCTCGTGGAACCCGGCGAGGGCGGGAAATCCGCCACCGTCCCATCGCGAACAATCGTCCGCATTTCGACTTCGCCGTCTTTCGGACCCGTCATAACCCGAGAAGCTCCTTAACCTCGTCCGCCGTCGCGGCACGCCAAGGGCCGCAATCGATCGAGACGTAAAATCGGTCGTCGAATTGATGCACCTGTACCATGCGCTGGATCACCATGTCATGTCCGGCATACCGAATTTTCCTTCGGCATCATGGTGCCCGACCAACACGTCACAATCAACCGCGCAGCGATACCCGAACTTCCGCGCCTTCCCCCAGAACGCCAAATCCTGCGTGCCTACACCATTGATGCTGGCCAACGTCTGAAACAGCGGGCGTTCAATCCGCTGATCCTTGAACATTTCCATACGCCACAGGTTGAAACCCATGCTTGTCCCGTAGCACTCGACCAACTCGCCGGCTCGCGGGAACACGGGGCGATAGTTGACGATTGGGTCCGTGATGTCGCCCCAGATATGCGGCGCCCCGCCCGGTCCCTTGCACCAGTAAAGCCCGCCGATGCAGGCAAATTGCGGGCTCTGTTCCATCCGCCGAATGAGCTTCAACACGCCATCGGGTGGCGGGATATTGTCGCTCTCGACGGTCAGGATGTATTCCCACTGGCTCAAATCAGGATGGCCTAGAATGCCCTCGATTGCCCGGCTGTAGGCGTCACCCACTTCGCAGCCAGTGACCAACATCTTGTACACACCCTGATTGGGCGGAAAGATCAGGTTCTCATGGGACAGCGCGACTTTCGCCGCAATCATCATTTGGCTTGGGACGATCTTGATGACCCGCGCCTTTTTCCAGGTATTCCCGTGGGTATGTTCGCCACGGCTTAGCGCCGCATTATGCGCGCCGAAATCGTAGCTGATGATTTGTGCCGGCTGTGCGGTCATTTACGCTCGCGCGAAGCCCATGATGATCACGTCATTTGACGGAATCGTTTTACCGAACTGCTGCATCGCCACTTCACGAGCAGCCGCGCCAGACGCCGACTCGATCTGTTGCACGGTGGCGTTGGGGTTAAAAAAGATGTTGAACGACGCCAATTCCCCGAACGATCCGTCGTCCTCGTAAAATAGCGCCGTCACACCCAAACGTACCTGACCGTTCGTGAAAACCGCATCCGAATAAATCGGAATCACACACCTAAAAGCCATGACCGATCTCCTTGTTAATAGACGGTAACATTGCGATGCTCGAAGAAAAGCCCGGCTTGCACGCCGCGCGATCCTGTAACCGTGTAATCCGAAAACGCGATTGTTGCACGAGTGGCGCCAGTTGAAATCATCCCCTGCCCAAGAATGGCGCCCCTGGTGTTGTCCGTGCCAGCCCCAAACGGACGCATCTGATTGTTTTGACCCGACGATTGCAGAACAACCATCGACATAGTGTTGCCTAGCGCGGTTGTGTTCGCACCGCCTGTCGCCGTGTTGGTCGTACTGACATGTATGGCCCAAAAATACTCGGACCCCTGAAACAACGTCGTTGCCGCATGGGTGACGGTAAATTCTTGAATGCCGGTTATGCTTCCGGTCGCGTTGCTGGAAAATGACGCTGTGTAACTTTGCGACGCGCTCAGAATTGACGAAAGCGTCGAAACGTTGCGCGAATAGAGCACCGCAGAAACAGACACATCGACGTAAGCGGACGACGCATTTGCGGCAGTCGCAACGTTGATGGAACCGCCTATTTTCAGATTTGATGCAACATACGGATGCGCCAACGTAAATGGCACAATGGACACAAAGCTATTGCTCATAGCGACGTTTTGCGTATTGACGTTATGCCCGTTCCAAAAACGTGAATTGAATGCAGGCCCTACGATAGTAACCGTGGCATGAGACCCCGCCGCCGCCGTCGACTGGCTGAGCGTGATCCCATTCGACCCGACCAACACGAAATTTCCGGTCGAAACCGTGCCCGTCGAGCCCGCCGTGTTGCCGCCGGTCGAAACGCCAGCGAAGACCCCGCCGTCGCCACCGCCACCGCCGGCAGGCACAGACACAATGACCGAACCGTTGCTAACGCCGACCGAGGCAATACCTGCGCCCTGGAATTGCAACGAGCTAAGCGGGATTGTCCCGCTCGTGCTCTGCGTCGTGTTCGAAACAGCGTAGGCAGTTAATCTCGTCTCGCCGGCAGCCGGACCTACTATGCTAACCGTGTTGAGCGCGTTCGCTGCGGTGGCCTGCGAAAGTGTGATGTTCGCACCGCCGGCAAAAACAAAGCGGCCAACGTCAACACGAGTGTCACCCGCACTGTTGCCGACATTCGAAACGCCGACCGAAAAGACGCCCGCATGCACATGGTCGTCCGCCGCAAAGCGGCTCGTATTCGTCCCCGAACCGGTCGCCGACCCTACCGACTGGATCGCATTCGACGCCGCGTTCCGGGTGTAGCTGACACGGATCGCCCCGGCGTTGTTCGAGAAGCTGAGCCCGTTCGAATCCTGAAAGGTCAGGGTTTGAAACGTGCTGCTTGCCGCACCTGCGCTAAACGCCTGATTGCTCTGCGTCGCGCTGATCCTGAATGAGCCATTCGACCAACCGGCCGAAACGATCCCATCCGGGATAATGCTTAACGTCCTCAAATCGTATGTTGACGAAGAAGACTGCCCCGTCGATTGGGCGGTGACGTAAATCCCGCCCGTCTGGTTCGTCTGGGCCGCCACACTCGCCGTGACGGCGTTGCCGGCGCTAGTTCCGAAGCTGACCCCGTTCGCGTTCGAAAACGACAACGTGTCGAATGCAAACGAGCCGTTCGCTGCGCTCGCCGCATGACTGTGGCTCGAACTGGCGTAGTTGGTCCGAACCGTCGCCGTCACCGTCGAAGCGTTCAGCCCGAACGAAATGCCGTTGCTGTCAGCAAACGTGACCGCCGTCAGATTGTTCGAAGTCGTGCCGGCCGATAGGTTCAGCGACCCGCCACCGCCCGCGCCAGCACTGATATCAATCCGCGTCGCGTTCACGCCGCTAAGCGTGATATTCGGTCCGCCACCGAAAACGATGTTCGTGCCCGAGAACGTCGACTGACCGGCCGTGTTGCCAGTCGCGCTCATGAATTGGTAGTGCGCGCTGTTCCAATCGGACGGCCTAACTACATCGGTCGCCGCAACCGTGACCGTGGTTGCGCCGTACCAAATCGTCATTGTCCCCGTGGCGTCGGGAACCGCGTTGGTGAAAATATGGCTTATCGCCATTTAGTGCACCAAAACGGCCTCAGACCGTTTCTCACCTGTCTTCGGGTCTTTCACGAGGCGACGTGGGGCCGTGGCGGCCTTGGCCAATTGCTCGATTGCCGCTGCCGCACGTTCCATCGCTGCCGCGCCGTGGTCCGCCTTCTTCGCCCGCGCACTCTCGCGTTGGTGGTTCTCGTCGTCCCACTTCGCCTTAAGCTGTTGCTCGGCTTCGCCCGTCTGAGCCTTGAGGTCCAGCTCAAGTTGCCGCGACTTCACGAGGTGGTTTAGATCGTCAACCCGCTTTTGAGCCTCGTCCGCCGACTTCCGAGCCGCCGCGACCAGTTCGGCTTCCTGCTGCGCCTTAAGCGCAATCATCTGCTGTTCGAACTTCTGCCGCTCCAAGGCTTCCTGGCGCTGCGCCTTGCGCTGATCGTATTCATCCTGACGCATCAATTGCTGCGCATGGGCTTGGGCGTCAATCTGGTTCATTTGCTCTTTGGATTGGACCTGAATTTGCGCCTTTTGAGCCTCAAGCTGCATCGCCTGATTGGGCACGTTCTGCGCTTGCTCTTGAGCCTGCTTGAGCTTGTCGAGAATGAGCCGCTTCTTCGGCAGCGCGCTCGCCTCAATCAGCACGTCGGGCGGGAACGGAATCCCCGCCTGCGTCAGCTCCACGAGCTTCGCGAATTGGTCTTCCTGCAAAACGGCCGTGTCGGGCGACACGTCGA